GTTTCCCAGTCACGATCAAATGGAGTGTGTGCACCAGAACTGCTTGTATTTACAGCTGAATAATCATACGTTGAAGAAGTTTTCGTGCCATAATCAAAACTTGAAGTTGTCTTCGTACCGTAGTCAACAGAGTTATCATCTGCTGAGTGGGTGTGTGATTTAATTCCATCACCTTCCAGACTCAAAAGCGCACGGCCTGTTGGCGCACCTTTAATCGTCTGGCCGCGCATATCCGGTAAAACGCCAGACGTGTACACAGCAGCCAATCGTGGATAAACAGTTTTATCGAATGATTGGCCTGTCATTGCTGCGAAACCGCGCGGAACTGCTTCTGATGGCCACGGGAGTGGTACGCCAGGAGGGCATTGGTTGTTTGGTAGCCATTGGCTCCATGCAGAGCCAGACCACGAACGAGTCCACAGGTCACCAGAGTCAAATTCCTGGTAAATTTGCCCTGAGTTGTCAGCTCCATTTCCAGCATGCTTTATTACCATCAATGAACCAGCAATGCCGGATGTGCCACCGCCAGCCATAGGTGGATAACCACTGCTGACGAGACCATTTGCTGATGCAGAGTTGAAAAACAGACCTGGGGAAGTTCCAAGGCTGTTCAGGTTGCTGGTTCCGAGGTCTGTTGATCGATTTCGGAATATTTCAGCAGAAGTTATAATCCGGTTGGCAGTTAAATCCATTCCGTTTATGGTTCGCCCGGTAGGAACTGCGCCAACGTCTGATGCCACCAGTGTACGGTCTTGATCAAGAGTATATCCGTTAATCTTTCGGGTAATCGGAACTGCACCAACGTCTGCATATGTCGGTTTATTACGATCAGAATAGATTGTGAATACAGCAGTTGTGTTTCTGAAGCGAAGTTGTTTGCCGTCGCTGCCAGCTACAGGGCCAATCCATTGCCCAAAGTTGCCCTGGCTTATAACATTGACAGTGGCCTGACGAACTCCGCCAGTCCCTACTTGGGCAAATCCTGATGCACTGCTTAATGGAGCAGGCCATTTCGCTGAATCTTCACTTGATACGCTCTGGAGAGGAGCCTCACTGCCAAGTCCAAAATCACCAACGACAACAGACTTATTCCATGCTTTCCACGAACCTCCCTCAAATCGACGTATGTATGTGTATCCATAAAAATCGATATATACCTGAGTGAAGTTTCCGCTCTGATTTTGGGTGTGTGAATAAGTTTTCAAAATACCCATTTTAGTTGATGGGCAATTCGCTGAACCAGAAGCTGCGGCATGGCTAGTGAAAATAAAAGTGCCACCAACGAAGTCAGTGCTGTTGAAATCTTTGCTAGCATTTACGAATCCAGAAGAATAACCTAACTTGCCGCCGAACGGAAGGTCAATTGACGACAGAACTTCGTTTGACGCAAACAGCTTTGTCCAGTTGGTAGCATTAGAGTTGGGGTCGGATGTGTTGTTAGCAGTCAGAGATTTATACTGCTGAGAAACACCGCTGACTGTACGAGTTACGACAGCGCCGCGATCATAACCGCCTTGTTTGGCACTAGACCACTCTGGGAAACCGAACTGCTGATATTGCATGACGTTATCTGTCAGAATCCAGAACAGATAGTTCATCTTATCACGCTCTACTGCGCGTGCCAGTGGGTCGCCTGATTCCAGGTCGATTTCATAGTTTGGGGTATAACCAGCATCCCAGCTCACTCTCCCGTTTGGGTCTGTGACTGGCAAAGTGGTTCTGTCCCCAATTCGCGCAAATGGCGAATTAATCAACTCAGCCATGCTCAACTCTCCTTAATGACTTGATAAGTGACGCAGGCATTCTGGAACATCAGCCCATTGCTGCGGTCGTTCATAAGGTTGATAAGTTTGTCTGATATTTTGACATTCTTACCGATTCGAAATTCAATTTTATTTGCTGCGGTTACTAATGCACCATCATTCACTGGCTTAGCAATTTGGAATGAGTTTATTGTCCCATTCGCAGTCGCTACCAGCTGAGGATTTCCATAATTGCCTAATCCCCAGGAGCCTGACCAATAGATTTTCATCCCTGCCAATGGAACCCTACCGAATGATATAACGCCAGCAGTAGTGACATTATTCGCAGCGATAAATGACTCAGGGAAATTCTGAACGGATACAAAATCATTCTCATCTTCAGAAGTTTCAGCCATCAGCCCCCACAATGAAATGCCGCCAAATGGATCACCGCTGAATGACTGGTTACCATTATCATCTAGAATGTAAATGACAAAACGGGAAGTTACGTATTCATCTGGCACATCAGTGCGGATGAATACCCTGAACCAGTCATTAGGATATGAAACAATTCTTGTATCTCCGCCACCACCTATATCCCCAGTGGCAAGGTCAATTGTATTATATCCTGCTACTGTGTGTTGTCCATTTGGTCCGAAATGGTGAGTTTCAATTCCGATTTTTGTATATCGATCACCTTTAATGAATGACGAAAATACAATATCATTTACTTCAGTTGGGTAATCGTTATTGACTGCTGTGCCAACCTTTTCATATAATTTGACATCATCAACTTCTAAATATCCAGCAGATAACATGCCTGCAATAGAGATATAATATTGCCCTGTTACAGGAGCCGTAAACTGACCAGTAATAAGTTTCCAGTCAGTATAGATTGGGATTCCGCCACCGACAAATTGTATGTCCATGATTGGCAACTGACCAGCTGGAGCGATTCTAATTTTTGTATTACTTGAATCAGCAACTACAGCATCAGGAGAGAATCGAACCATGACGGATGCCACATATACTTTACCTGCCACCAGGCTATTTTGCTGGACTATAGAAACGTAAGTTGTGTCACTGGCAATTCGGCAGCATTTATCGCCCACATAGCCGCCGAATTCCACAGAGGTTTTTGCTGGCTTTTCAACTGACCAATATAACAGGTCTTCTTCGAATGAAGGGTTTTTGAAAGAATTACCGCCATAACTTGTATCGATTTCAAAAGTGTGGATTCCATTAGTTATGGTTGGAGCAATAATATTCGCATCAGAAGTTCCATCAGGAGCAGTTATTGTTCTTGAAAGAACTGAAACCTCACCCTTGACGAATTGGGAACCGTTAAGATCAGTATTGCCAATGATATATTCGCGGCGAGACGATGCTGCGCCAGTCGGAATATCTCTCATACCTTGCCAATCTGAAATCCAGACTTTGGCAGCCAGAGGAACCCCTTTAGATGTAGAGTCCACTGCATATGCATACTCGTGGTTAGCAGCATCCCATGGCTTACCTTTATTCAGAATCATATTCATCATACGATTCATGTATGCAATTCGACCGGAACTGACCAAAGTTGCATAACGGAATTTCAGTAGAGTCCTGACATCATCTAAGTTAGAAAGGGAATCACCTTCTGATCCGAAGTTACCGCCTTTTGATTGCTTGTTAGTAGGCAGAGGATTCGCTGTGTGGTAATTAGGGTCATAAATGAAGTTCTCACGGAGACGACCAAATGCCCATCGCTGAGTTGCTGGCGTAAAGTCGAATAAATCAGATGAAACTCCAAGAATAATACACCATAAAGAAAGCCCGAATGAGTTGGCAGTATCGATATTGAAAACGTTTGTATACCAATTCTCCCAGAACCCTTCATTATATTCTGCGAGCCACTCTGCTTTTTTCTCAACCAGTGACGTTAAATTAGGAGCCTTATTTTGCTCCCATTTTAAGTGCTGAAGGACACTAGCATTGTACTTTTCCATAATATCCTCAGCTCAGAGTAACGTTGATATTACCAGTGTTAATTTCGCCTTTTTCCCATGGCTTCAAAATGTACTCTTCCTTGTAGTCTGCATCCACTGGAGCTGCCGCGCCCTGATTAACTACAGCAACGGAGACTTTGGATACATATAAGCCCGGATAGAGACGGCAGATGGCGCCGGATAACTCGAAAGCGGAAATGGACGCGCCTACAACGAACCCTTCTTCACCATCTACAAGTCCATCAGCATAGTCCTTGACTGCTCGCTGAATAGCCACCTGAGAAGCTGAAGAAGTTCCTTTTTTAGCAACTACTTTGGCATAAACATCTTTCAATACTGCACGAGTAAATTTGATATGGTAGGTCGCGTCAGCATAGATATCTACCACTGGAACGCCATTAGGAGCCTGAACTGGAGTTCCGTTATTTGTTCCATAATCATAAGGACAGGCACCTTGGCGAGCAGCATGAAGAGAATTAGCAACATCCTGATCGGTAGCGGCTCCTGCTACACAAACCCAAATACCTGGGCCTGTGAAAGTGATGCCATCAACTACTCCTGCTGCGCCAGTTAGGTTTTCGGCAATTTTTACTGAGGTAACGTTATCAGTGAGCATCAGGTGAGCTTTAATTGCTCCAGTAGCAGAAAGACCTTGTGCGAATAACGTTTGGTTGCGCAGAGTTTTCAGTTGAGGGTCAGTCAGCTTTTGAGTCCCAAGAGTAACGTTGGTTGAGTTAGTAACAATAGCAGAAGCCCAGCCGATAACTGGATCAACGATTTCAAGATTTCCGACCGGGAGAGGGATGTCACCAGGCTCTTGCGCTGCGATTGTCGCAGTAGTTTTTCTGCTGGCTGGAATAGAGATTTGCTCAACGATGGTGAAGATATCGTTAGTGTCACTCTTCACACGGAATCCAGCCTGAATGATAGTTCCTGGGTCGCCGTTAATTTCCACCCCGGTTCCGATAGTTGAGGTGTTCTTGCCACGGGCATCCTGAACCAGCAAAGCACAAACGGAGTCGAGGAAGACACCATATGCAAGATTCGGGTTCATCATGTTAGCCATATCTGCGTTATTTTTCATAACGCCAGCGCGGTTCTTCGCTTCGCCACCAATCCAGGTGCCCTGCGGCGTTTCAGCGCTTAGGTCTAAATCAGTGCCGTATGTATCTGTCCACTCCTTCTGAACGTCAGAAAGGATGTCTTGTGAGTCTGCACTAATGACTCCGGTATCAACGTTGTAATTGTATGCCGCGACCATTACGCGCTCCTATTAGAATGGGCCAACATTACCACCCTCAGGGTTGGTATGGGTATGGCCATCGACTTTCTTACCAGCAACAGTTGTTTCAGTAGGCAGAGAACATGCTTTTCCTGCTTTGGCAGTGAAACCGCCATTAACATCTGTCTTTCCGGTAACGATTAAATTTTTATCAATAGTTACGTTTCCTGTGAATTCACTTTGAGGAACGTCAACTGTAACTTTTGATGGTGCTGTAATCTTTATGTTATCGCTGCGAATAGATATTCTGGTCTTGCTATCAGTAGACTGAATTACCATAGCATCACTATCTTCTCCATTAATGGTATATTTCCTGAATACATCAGGGATAAATAATCCATCAGAGAAAGTGTGTGCGCGGTCGGAATTTGGCGCTGCTTCTGCCAGTGTATCACGGAATTTAGTCAGGTCACGGTCTGCCGCGCAAATCCAGCCAAGGTCGCCTGGCTTAATAGGGAAGTTAATATGGAAATTACCAGCGCCAATGCTTAAAGCGTGAATTTTAGTGAGTGGATTTCTTTGCTTTAAAACGTTATTAGCAAGAACGACCTGAATTAATGGGCGACAGGTGACGAGGTTCGCTGCGCGGTCATATGATATTACCACAGCAGGAAGCATATTGTCATTATTGTGTAATTGATGGGAGGATAATGCCTGGGCGATGGCTGCATCTAGCGACGAGCTGGCATTTTGCTGAGCCGATAATATTTGTTTGGCCATGATAATCTCTCTCCCGGTGATCCGTTTATTATAGCCTTAACACCGGGAGAGATAAAGAATCATCGCGAGCGGTTCTTGGCCTCTCTTTCAGCCTCTTCTTGCCCCAATAGCTTATTGACTGTTTTGGCCATCATTACATCGAAGAGATTAAAAGCATCCTGTAATGAATAATATTCCTCCAACTCTCTAAGAGTCGCCAAATCTTCCTGAACAAGACTGGATATAACTGGCTCAATACCAGATGCTGAAATAGGTTCTGAGTTGCTCAAAAATCTGTTAGGAATCTGGATTCTTTTCCAATCATCTAAGAATCCAAAGTTGGCTCCGCTAACAAGATTCAATAATGAGTTCAGAACCCAAATTGGAGGTAGATTATTGGCCTCATCCTTTACATATAAGTTGATATTATATGCATTAAGAGGTTCCCATTTACCATCTATATACACTTGAGTTTTCTCAAGAGCATATATCGGGTGAACAGAGAACATTTTGCCTACCAGAGAAAGCCCATGGACGGCAGAGAATTGGGTGGTTCGATATTTGACGCCGAAAGCATCAAACTCCGCTGTTTTCATTGCCATTAGGTTCACCTGCTGATGGGGCTGTTTCACAAGCCATTGTAAATGGGTTATTTCTTGATTGAAGGTTGTACTCAATCTTCATAACAACCAGCGCGGCCTGATTCACTGCTGGGTTCAATTTCGAATTAAGCTGGACGCCATGGGCCAGACGAATTAACGGGTTGAACATAGTAGTGAAATCCACTCCCCATTCCGACCATAAAGGAGTTCCTACGAATTGATCAACGTTTACGACTGTGGGAGCCTTTGCCACCTCGCCAATATCCAATACATACATCGTATCATTGTCGATAAATGCTGCTATATTCTGCCTGTCATAACGCTGGATATCAGGGATGAGTGCCGCGACAGAATATATGGTGCGCCCAGGGTTTTCCACTATTGTTTCATCAATGGAAGTATTTACTTCAGCCTTTAATCCCATTTGCTGAGCTGCCCATTCACAATATTGTTTAAATGTGCAGCGCTCCGGCGCGGTTAATAAGAATTGAGCGCGGTTAATCTGTTTTGTATAGCAGGTGACGCGAACAACGACATTAGGTGGCCCTGATAACGGCTCGCATAAGACTACTTGCCCGACGAAAATTGGCGCTAAAGTAGACACCCCATTGTCCAGATACCCGGCGCTGATCTCTACGTCAACGAAGTTGTCTAAATCGCCTGTATCGCCTTGTTCCCTCTGGCGTTTTGCCCATGCCGTGAATTGGGTAAGTAATGCCTCACGACTATTTTGGCTGAGGCCGCCAACGTCAATGGTAGCCTTTGATTGAATCGCCAAAGCAGCCTTTGTAACCTTAACGGCAAGCATGAGACTTTCATCCCATACGACATCACCGCTGGGTAATTTAAGTGTGACCCGCAGAAGTCTCTTTTTGAGCGCCATTAGCTTTTCACCACTGTGTTATTGGTATTGACTACATCCTTCATAGCCTCCTTCATCTGAGGGACTACTTTCTGACCGAAGGATTGAGGGTTGTCGACACCAGTGATATAGAAGTTCATTGTCATATCAGGGCGCTGGTCAGTCAGGACTCGCTTATCATCTTCTTTGCCATAACCTCTTCCAAGGATTGTATTTCCATATGTCTTGAGGTTGTCCAATTCCATATTGGCATTTCGAAGGTCAATGGCTGCCTGTGCCCTTTGACGCTCCAGAAGTCCAGGCGCGTTAACCTGAGCCTGAGCAATTTGAACCTTTTTGCCAGCTTCCATTTCGAGGTTTCGAATTGCGTATGAAATATCTGATTTAGCAGTCTGCCCTGGCTGCATTAATTGCTGTCGAGTTATTCCGATTTTAGCAGCCACTTCATCAGCCACCATATTCATTTGAGCAGATTGCCTTGTTTCGCCATGTATTAATGGCTTAGGCATATTCTCTGGTTTCAGAGGAGTATTGCTTGGCGACTGAGATTGTGGAATTGGCTCACGGGCATAAGTCGCTTCCACAGGAACGTTCTGGCGCGGCAAATATTGCTGAACTTTATTCAGATATTCTGGAGTATTTTCTCCATAATACATAATAGCCTTATTATAATCGCCTTTTGCTGCTCTCATTTTAGCATCCCATACGCGCTTTCCTTGTTCAATGCTTGTTCTAGCATCAAACGGGTCTTCACCTGGGTTTACAAAATCTTTTTGGCTTTGTAATACTTGCATTAGGCCGCGCGCAGTTGATTTCTTATTGGCTGCGTTTGGAGCACCACCTGATCGTGACTGGGAAAC